GCAGCTAGCAGGTTGGGATTGTCCAAGTTGATATTGAAGGATGAGAAGTTAGTCTCCGGAATTGAACGAAGGGAAACATAACGATCAGCGATATTTTGCGCTTGATCCGCATCCTCTAACTCTGTGTTGATTCGGCCTTCAATAAGCCCATAATTGGCAATTGAGGCAGTATCCTCCGAAGTCACCTGATCATTGTTTTTGTAAAATAGAATAACCCGGTTGAGAATATCTGCAATGGATTTCTTGGATTGTATGCCTCGCCAATTGATATAACCTTCATCAATATCTAAATATCCATTTGCCTCAACATCTACTGTCCGGCGAGATTCGTTTGCGTATCCCACTTTCCCATCAGTTGTTTCGTACAGATAACCGAAACACATTCCCGCGTAATAACTTGCCAAAGTGTAGGCATCTACCGGATTTGCTGTTCGAGCAGTTAGCTCATAAACGCCTGGGCTATCCACTACATCAATCGACACACCGGCTTCAGTTAAAATTCTATTGATGCGAGCATCATCGTATTCTTTAGGGTAATTAACTGTTCCAACAATTGTGCGGCTCATTTGCGCAAAACTTGAGACGGCATTGAGGGTTTGAACGGCAACCTGACCAATAGTTCCTCCAGTTGCGATTTCATTGGTAATGGAGGTGATTTTGCCAGTAAATACTGTTATATCAATTGAATTGGAATCTTGGATTTTAATAACTATTTCATCGTTAATCTGGAAAGCATAATCAATTAAATCTTTATTAAGGATTTGGACATTGGCGTAACCAGCGCGGGCTTGATCCCAAATTGTGAAGCGACCATAAGTAATTGATAAACCATTAAGAGTTTGCCCTGTGAAATCAACTCCGGCAACTGTAACGATTGCTTCTGGGTTCCAGGTCATTACTCAGCTCTTGTGGCAAATCGGGAAACACCGAGGTTGGTAAATGATCCGGCGGTGCTTGCTTCGGTATTTAGAATCTGAGCGATTTGGCGGGCGGTCGAGGTTGGGTCAATGGCTCCGTTAATTGTTATATTGACATTGCCATTTTCTGCCATTCGGAATCGGCCTACATCAAAATTACCAGTTCCTTCTAAACTCTTTATAAAATTTTCCTCGGTGACTTGTTCGATTAATGTCGGTGCAGGTTTTACGGCGACTAATGATTTGCCTGACCCAGCTACACCTGTTCCAATGATATTTGCGCCGGTGATTGTTGGGAAGCTGACTCCTGAATCAGTAACTCCTGGAATTACTGCTCCCGTACCTTTACCTCCGCCATTGCCAGCTGCAATTTGAGCTTCGCGTTGTTCGTTGTAAGTCTGTGTTGCTGAAGCTGCTTTAGTATCAAAATCATCAGCTAATTTGGCGGCTGCTCCGATAACTGCAAAAACGGCAGCTGAAGCAGCGGCTCCGGCTAAAGGATTTAATGCAAGTCGAGAGGCTATCGCTGCGACTATGGCTGAGGCCTTGAGTGCGTTGTATGCCTTTATCAATAGGTTTATGAATCCAATTGTGGCCACAACTGCGGCTTGAACTTTACTAACGACCCAAATCCCGGCAAGGGTCGCGGCAACAACTAACGCAATGTCTTTCAATGCCACTAACGCATCAAAAACTGTGCGAGCTTTTTTGCCCCATTCAACGGCAGCAAGTTGTGATTTATTAAAACCATCAGTCAATGAATCTTGACCAGTAAGACCATCGATAAAAGCTGAGAGATTGGGAACCATTACATTTTTGATATAAGTCGCAATTTGCTGAATGATTGGCAATAGGGCAGTTCCCAATTGAACCTGAGCATCTTTGACGGCGGCCTCAATGGATCGCTGACTATTTGCCAAACCATCTGAAGTTCGAGCGAAATCACCTTGAGCGAGGGAGGTCTGCTCCATAATGACTTTTTGAGCAGCTAAAACTTTTTGTTGTGCTGTTAAAGATCCTGTCCCAGCATAAATGCCCATCTCCATTGCTGCGGCTTTTAGAGTGGCATCATCAAGCAAAACACCATAACGGCGCAGCGGTTCAGCTTCCCCTCTGAGTGCTGCGCCAATGGCCATAATTGCATCCTCTGGCGTTGTGTTATTAAAGGATGCTAAATCTGAAGCTAGTGTGACGAAATCTGTTGAAAAATCAACTAATGCTTGACCTGATAACCCGGCTGACTTGCCAAAGATGGCAAATGTCGCTGCGGCATCCATCGCCTGTTGGGATGACTGTCCAATTGAAGTTGCAGCGGTTTGAGCAAATTTGTCAATTTCTTTTGCACTTGAACCAAAAATAACTCCAATTTTGGAGATTGTTTCCTCCATATCGGAGGCCGCACCAATAGCATCTTTGGTGAATTTGATTGCCATTGCACCTGCGGCTGCGCCCATAGCAGCGAAAGCCAAACCAACCTTTTTGTTGATTGATTCGATTTTGTCGCCAAACGTCTCGCTTTGCTTTTCGCCTTTTTTTAGACCATCAACGAGGTTTTTGGTATCCGCTAAAAGGGAGAGTTTGAGTGTTCTATCTCCTCCGGCCATCAGTACCCCTTAGTCCAATGCTTAAGAATGTCAGCAAATTTATCTTCCCATTTTCTCACTAATTCAGGCTGAAGCTTGCGAAGGGTTGGGAAGATAAACCAACCGCGCCCTCCGCGACCGAAACGACCTGAATATGAAGGAAACTGTTTGTAACGCTTTGAACCGAATTCGAACCCTGGCCAAAGAGATCTAGTTGTGCCACCACCGGAGAAACGCTGACGAGCAAACCCATAAGAGACTTGTCCGACTTTTGAGGTTCGACTGACTGATCCGCCATCGACAATTCGTCTGACTGCATCAGGGTTGATATATCTTGTGTAACCAGCGGAGCGAATTTCGTTAGCCACCCATTGAGAAAACTCAAAACCAGTTTGAGCTGCAACCTGAGTAGCCTCGTCATCCATAGCTTTGAAGGCGCGGATAATCTGGCGAAGCTCATTGCGATCATACGCGATTCCTTGCTCGTATGTCATTGCGCTTCTCCAGTATCTCTGCGGCGGTCATAATGTCATCGGCATCATCCCAGTATTGCATCGGAACGCCTGTTTCGATAGCCAATTCGACTAAAGTTCGGCGGATGCTTCCTGGGGGATGGCTTTTGGGTCGGATAGTCCAGTTGAAACATCTGCAACTGTCTCCATCCAAATCTCAAATGACTTGACTGGTTTTCCAGCAGCTTCGCGCTTGTGCGCGTTGTATGCCAAAAACATCAAATCCCAAATGCCAATGACCTCTTGTGCTTTTGCCAAAGTGTGTCCAGTTGCCTTTTCCCACTTCGCCCACTCGGGCGGTTGCGCTGTATAAGTAGCACTCTCGCCCGAGTTATATTCAATTGTTATTGGTAATTTCATTGCTCCCGATCTCCCTTTTTATTTTAGCTGAATGTCTCTGTTGGTGTTCCAACAACTGTCATTGTCCAAGTGTCAGTCTGCGCTCCTGGTGCAGCTCCTCCTGCGCTCGGAAACACAGGTAACACATTGAAGGCGAAAACTGCACCTGAGGCAGCTGTGAATGAAACTGGAAGTGTTGTGTTTGGAGCTGTCTCGCAGTCTGTCCACATTGCTTCAAATAGTGATGAGGTAGCTCCCCAGTCTTGCAGTAATTCAATTGTGAATGTCCATTGATCATCTAAAGCCTTATAAGCGCGGCCATCGAGAGTTTGAAAAACCTCGATAGTGTGTTCGTTGGATAAAACCGCAGAAGTCACCTGAGCATCATAATTGACCGAATCAATTGTGAAGGTGACATCGCGGCCGGTAATGATTGAGGTTGGCATTGATTCTCCTTTTAGGCGGTTTGCTCGTAGCGGATGCTCAAGCGAATATCGTTTGTAAGAATCGTATTTGCTCCAACTGTATTGACAATTGGCGATTCCACAACCGAAAGCTCATAACCCCCTGGAAGTGCTTGAACAATTGATTTTGTTAGCTCCTCCAAGTTGCCTAATGCGGCAGGGTTGGAAAAGTAGGCAACGCCTACTGAAATAATAAAATTTAGTTTTGCGCGGAATACTGATTTGCCGACTGTTTCAAATTCCATATACGGGGAACCAGGAACAACCGCAGCGAAAGGCACTTGAGGTGTCTCTGGCACAAAGTCATAGACGTTAGCTGCAACTGATCCGATTGCGGTTTTGATTGCTGCGCGAGTTTGGGCGATTGTGTTCGGTGTCATCCGATCATTGCCTCAACTGCCAAGTAAGGGCCGAGAAGTCCGGAAACTGATGATAATAAACCTCTTGACATTCTAAAAGGTGTTACTGTGAAATCCACACCTTCAATTGCTCCACCACCTGCGGTGCGGTTTTGAAATACTTGAACACAAACTGACAAAACGGCAGATTCTACGGCCGAATTTCCAACATAAGTTGATGCGCCTGTAAGGGTGGCTGTGCCAGCTGGAATGACATTGAATTTGGTGACATCTGCGGCTGTGAGGGCATAAGTAAATGATCTGTGATCGTCTGAAACATCTGTGATTGTTTTTGTGCCATTAAAAGTTGCTGAAACTCCAGCAATGACAACTGATTGACCAACAGAGAATGGATGCTCGCCCTGTGTGTCGATTGTAGCAATATCGTCTGACAATTCGGCGGCTTGAATAGGTGATGCGTAAGTGACAAGCATAGGGAGGATAACTGATTCGGTGGTGTCGATTATGTCATCCAAATAAGCATCGTTATAAAGGGACGAGGAAACACCCAAAATGGCTCGCAACTGAGTTGCAGTAACTATTGAGGGCATTTCCTCACCTTTCTACTCTAGGAGGTGACCACCCGGCTCGGGAGCAAACCGGGGATCACTATTGTTGATTTTTAGGCCGGTGTAACGGTTAGCTTGCGGAACGCTGTTGGGTACTTATTAACCGCAGCGCAGAAACCATAGAGGCCAATTTCGACCTGACCATTGGCTACGATTGTTGAGCGTAGCTGCAAAGTTCCGGACTCGTGGAAAGTCATTGCGGCAGATGGATAAACCAATGCCCACTTGTCGCCTGTGTAGTTTGGATCAACTACCAATGAAAGACCTGCAACTGTTCCATTTGTTGAACCCTGTGACACTAGGCCACCTGCGTTCTGTGGGTTAGCCGCGGCGAACAACGGGCGATCATTGCCATCCTCTGCGGAAAGCACATCGTGGAAATCGATGGTTCCGGCAGCTGAAGGAGCCACTAAGAATCGGTTTGGAACGAAGCGCATAACGCCATAAGAATCTGCGATTCCCTTTGTAACTGCGCCATAAATTGTTGGGCCATCTGAATTAACTGCGGTGTCGCGAGCTAATCCAAGTGCATACGCATCTGTCTTTTGTGCATAAGATGCTGCGAGCATACGGATCAACTGATCAACATAGCTAGGCTCGCTGCGCTCAAGCAATTCCAGGTTTACGATATTTGCACCAGCAAACTTGACAACATTTGTTTCCAAGCTGTCAATTGCTGTGTCCGTTGAATCGAACTCTACGCCTTCAGCTGTTTGAGCCACAGTAGCCTGAGCAGTAATGCGAGGCGTATAGATTTTCATCCCGGTTGCAGGTAGTGCAGCGGTCTCGATTGAATCGATAAATGGGCGAGACGCATCAACAACTCCGATAACTTCGCGGAGGTAAGTTGGTGGAACAACTCCTGCGTTTTCTGTTGTTGTTGCGACATCTAGTGCTGCGATTAGATCGCGAGCATCTGAATCTCCGCGCATTGCAGCGATTTGTGCGCGTAGGTATTGACCTGCGGTCACATCGAGATTAACGCGAGGTGTTGTGTAATAGGCTGCTTGAACCTGTGGTGCAGGTGCAGCCGCAGCTTCTACCGCTACATCTACGGCAGGAGCTGGAACGGTAGTGTCTGACACTTGTTCTCCTTCGGTTGGGTTTGTTTGATCTGATTCCTGTTCAGGCTCAGAATTTTCATTTTCAGATGCGGCAACTTGCTCAACGCGAGCAGAGCGGATAGCCGGTTCGGTAACTAAAGAAACTTCAACTAATTCAGCTGCGGAGATAGCCATAACGCCATCTTTGTTGTTCCATTCGGAAACTGAAACACCAACGCTGAAGCCATCGCGTAATCCTTCAGCAGCTTCAACTAACGCATCCTCGCCTGCCATTGTGTTAGCGATTTTGAAAGTCGCATCGATGCCTGAATCTGTAACTGTTGCATCGACTAGGCGGCCTAAAGGTTTAGTAATTTGATGCTCCCATAATAACTTGACATTTTTGCCAAGTGCAATTGAATCTTTTTCGAAAATAGTTGCACCAACTGAGGTGTTGCCTTTTTCGCCCCAGGTTACGATTTTGCCTGAGATTGTGCGCTTATTGGAATCGGCTGCGGTGACTGTCATCGGAAAATTGACTTTCATCGAATTAGATCCTCCTCTTGTTGAATCTGCTCGATGCTCATTGCACCGATTCGGTTGAGTATTTCATAAACTTGAGCGCGCTCTAGCGGCGAGCCGCGTAGGAAATCATCCAAATCAAATCTTGCTTTTTGAGTTGATGGAATGAAATCAGGCATTGACAGTCTTTGTTCGATTGCTGTCAGAATTGGGCGGAGTGAAAAATCAACTAAAGCTCTACGCTCTTGCAGAGTGTTTGAATAAGTCATTGAAGTAACTTCAGCACCTAAGAAGTGTGCCGGAATACCACAGGCGCGGCTGAGTTCGAGGGCTATGTATTGCCGGGCTTCGTTTAGTTGGAGATTTTTAGGATCAAAACCTAATGACTCGAGAGAAACATCTGCATTGAGAAACGCTGTTGATTTCTTGTTAGCTCTTGCGCTGCTCCAAGCCTCAAGTAACTTTGAAACTCGCTCAGGAGTTAAGTTTGTGCCGGAACTCTTAAGAATCATCATTGGCAGCGGTTCGCGGGCATAGTTTTCAGCCGCTTGTTCAAGTGCTAACGCGGCGCGTATCGTTTTGCCAGCTGTGTAAAGCAAACCATCGTTTAGGCCATAGAAAACAACTAATGATCCAAGCCCTGCCATTG